TGAATGAAGAAGCGTTCCCAGAACCTTGGGCCTATTGGAAGATGGAGGAGGCGAGTGGTACTCGTGTAGACTCAACCACGCATGCTCGCAACTTGACTCCCGGTGGCTGGTCTACTTTACCGACTAATGATACTGGCATTATTGGCAATGGTGCTAAATGTCTTTCTAATGGATATCAACCAGGACCACGGTTTACTATATCGGATTGCCCTACTTTAACATCGGATGGAAAGTTTACTTTTGCGTTTTGGGTTAAGACCAATAATTTGAATAATGGATTGAGCGAATATTTTAACATTGTGGCTTTTGATAGCCCTGGTAGTTACTCATCAATATATTTTAGGGTGCTTGAAGATAACGCAACATGGGGGAACTACAAGCAATTTTGGGATCTCGGTCTCGGTTATTGGGATTACCCCGGCTATGATGACTATCATGGGATAGGCTTTCAAGTGGATCCTGATGATCATGCTTGGTCTGCCAATACGTGGCATTTCATTTGCATTTGGTATGATGGGACTGGACTATATCTCTCAGTAGACGATGTGCTGTGGGGATCTCATGTAGGGACACATGGCATTACTCAGCAGCCGAACCGTCTTCGATTAAGTGAACCAAGAGAAGGTGGGACATGCAATTGGAGTGATGAATTTGGCATTTGGGACTTTGCACTATCGGCAGCACAACGTACTTACCTTTACAATAGTGGCAATGGCATAGCACTCTATTAGGAGACAACTATGAAATGTAATGTTTGTGGTGGTGAACAAATTCGCTGTTACCAACTTAGGGAAGTCCTTGGACATCCTGGCATGATGATGAAGGGTGAAGGCATGATCTTTTGCATCTGCAGTCCATGCCTAGTTAAACTGGTTGCTGCGATCAAGACTGATGCAACCGTTGTAGAAACGCCCGAAGCAGTTGTAGTAGATAACCGAGTGATTGATATAAATAACCGATCTTTTGAACGGCGCGAAATGAATAAAGCGCCTAAACCACCGAAGGGGCCAACTCCATAATGCAACCCATTCATAAGGATTACGCCAATGGTCAGAACCACTGACGACAATGAAGGCAACGGCTGGGAACAGTATCAAAAACTTGTTCTGAGCAGGTTGGAGGAAATCAGGGATACTTCTCATGATACGGAGGAACGCCTGAGGAGGATCGAAATGGAAATCGCCCTTCTCAGGCTAAAAAGTAGTCTCTGGGGAGGGGTTGCAGGCATGGGGGCGTTCGCTGCGACTTGGCTTATTCAATACATTTCGAGGAAGCCATGAACAACTCCACATCAAATGGTGGAAGACAAAATTTCACGCTTGAGTATGAGATATGGATGTGGCGCGGTGCAGCCATATTCATTCTTCTACTGGTATTGCTCACGGACATTATGACCTTCGTTGTTGACCGTGGACAACATAACAAAGAAAACATTGAACGCGCCGCAGCGTGGCAGACTATAATTGGGGATGTCAAAGCAAACCATGAAGCACTCAGTAGAAACGCGGATGCAATACAGCGTGTAGACGAGCACTTGCGGCAATGCAGCGGGTGCCATTCGCATCCTCCGATTGACGCGAGTGCTCAACATCCAACAACCAAGAATAGGTCGGGGAACTAAATGAACATCACGGCGTTTGACTTAGCACAGCGGTTTATCGGGGTTAAGGAAGTTGCCGGTACGGTAAATAACTCACAAATCATGGCCATATTACAACTGGATAACAATTGGCCAAAGAACGATGAAGTTGCTTGGTGCTCCGCCTTTGTCAATTATATCTGCTGGCTACTCAGGCTTCCCAGATCGAAAGACCTTAGAGCGCGGTCATGGTTAAACGTAGGACGCCCCATCGCAGGCAAGGATGCTGTCGTCGGGTGGGACATAGTCGTGCTTGACCGGTCCGACGGCACGGCTAGTCCTACGACGATAGATGCTCCGGGCCACGTCGGGTTCTACGCTGGATTGGTTCAGTACCCACCTGCACCACTTACATCAGTTTATTTATTAGGTGGTAATCAAGGAGACGCAGTTAATATCTCGGCATTTTCAACCGATAAAATCATTGGTGTAAGGAGGCTATATGACGGGTAAGTTTAGTGAATGGTTGCCCAAGTTTGTCAGCAATCCAAATTGGCGTCAAGCTTGGTTTGTAAGCGGTTTCCTCACGTTGGCGTGGATCGGGTTGGCGCAGTTGATACCCGACCAGTATTTTAAGCCTGTGGCGGTAATACTGGTATTATTCCAATCGCTGATCACTTACATTATGCGGGCGGGCAAGTATGTCACGGATAGGCAAAGTGAGATCCCTGACGGTTTTGTCGTGAATATGCCAGCAATACCAACTGGCAAACAACCATCAGGGACACTACCAGTATGAAGAGGGATTTAGGGCTTGAAGATCGGGTGTGTGGACTACTGACTTTTTGTTGTTTACTGGTGCTCATTATTGCTGCGTTCGCTATTGCAGGATTAATCCGTATGCGTGCCTCACAATGGCAGTGGAGATAAGGTATGTCAATCATACTACCTAGTTGGTTGCCACAAACATTACTAATCAAGATCGGCATTTATGCCGGCATTGCGCTTGGCTTGTTTGTCTGGTGGCGGGCGCATGAAGCCAAGATCGCCGAAGAATACTTTGTCAAAGGTATCACCGAAGGCGAAGTGCGAATGGAGAAAGTGTACACAAAGCAATGGGACGAAGCCATGAAGCGGCTTGAAGCGCGGCAGAATATGGACGAAGAAAACTATCAGAAGATGTCCCGCAATGTTGAGATCGCTGTAGGTAATACCAATGCGGCGCTCACTAGTCTTCGCAAATTAACAGGTGTAACCTTAACTATAGAAGAAAGGACAAGAGCGTATGCTGAAGCTCGTGCTGTGCCTCCTTCTGAGCTTGATGGGGCCTTATTGCTACTCTCAAGAGAACTTGAGTCCATCCTCGCCAAGCAGCCTAACCGCTGAAGAAGTAATTGAGCTGAAATATGTAATTCTTGGGCAGCTAAAGGCGTTCAAGATCTATCTTACTTTGAAGATTCCGGAACAGGCCGATAACTTTCAAAAGAAGATCGACGAACTGCAAGCCATTCTTGACAAAGAGCGGCTGGATAACGACCAGGAACTCGCTGCACTTGAGCGTAAGATCGTGACGTCGGGAGAGTACAACAAAATCACGAGCGATCAGTTACAGTTCTACAAGAATGCATATGAAGTTTGCGTCAAGGCAGATAAGCGTGGTTTCTGGTGCGGTGTTAAGAAGTTCTTCACATTAGGTGGTGCAAAATGTCATTAAGATATAGTTCTCTCTTGCTTCTACTGGCGGTGTTTATGGCTAATCAAGTTGCTGCGCAACCCACGGCACCAAAGAACGTCGTAGGTCCGACTTTCATCAACATCGGTCTAGCGTGGGATGCTAATGCCGAGACTGACCTAGCTGGTTACAAGGTGTTCTGGGGAGTTAAGACTAGAACGTATGGCACGCCAATTGATGTTCCTGGTAAGCCAGCGACTCCTACATGCACCTTGACCGGCTTTGCCGGTGGGACCTACTTCTTTGCCGTGACAGCCTACAATGCTGTTGGTCAGGAGTCTGGCTACAGCAATGAAGTTTCCGCAACAATACTGCAAAATCCCCTGCCCCCGACAGTAGGTCCCGCCGGACCTATGGGACCAGCCGGAGTGCAAGGGCCTGCCGGTCCGCAAGGGGACATAGGCCCTGTTGGGGTGCAAGGGCCAGCTGGACCAAAGGGTGATCCTGGGCCGGCTGGTGCTGGCGCATGTACTCCTCCTTGTATAGTAGCTATTGGCGTTACTTCCATTACAACGACAACGGCATCTATTATGTGGTCAACAAATCCTGAGGCAAGTGGTAAAGTCCTTTGGGGGACAACTGCGGCATTGGGTAAAGTGACTGTGGCAAATAATCTTGCTACTGCGGATCACTTTATTATACTTACTGGATTAGTGGCACGCACTCATTATTTCTATCAAGTGGTGAGTGTTTGTCCTAATATCGGAACTTCAGTTGGCAGCGAAATTAAATCTGAGATTCGCTCGTTCAACACGAAGTAGAAGGGAGGCCCTGGTGTGGGACTTTCTAAGGTGGATTATGGAAAAGGTGCTATTTGATGTAAATAGCAAACTGGCCACGATCCTTAACAACCAACAAACAATCCTGATTACTCAGGAAGAACTAAAGAGGATAATTATGGGTGCAAGAGAACAGTTGGTAGAATTTGCCGTTAAGGTGGATACGTTCACTAATGCTTGCGCTGCGGCACTTACGGCCATCCAGGCGAAGATCGACGCGCTTAATGCCAAGATCGATGCCGGTGTTTCGCCGGAGGAGTTGCAGCCAGCGTTGGAGGAAATCAGTGCCCATCTCGACACGGTGAAGACCAGTCTAGAGGCAACGGCAGCAGGTGGAACGGTTGTAGTCCCTCCGCCGCCGCCTCCGGTTGATCCGCCTCCAGTTGAGGAACCGCTGTAATTTGAGCTGAGGTAGACGGAGGTATTAGGAAAACGGCAATCGTACTTCCGTCCGACAGGGCCGGTTCCATGCTCCTACCGGCCCTGTTTGTCTTTTCGGCCTTGGTCAAAATAATGGGCTGGCTATGGGAGTTTAATCCGCCAGATACTCCTAAATGTAAAGCCTGTCACGAGCTTTTAGCCTGACTCCCGCTACCTAGGGTAGGGGGTCAATGACAGTGACTCCGTCACAGGCTTTACATTATTAATTTACTATTTAGAAGATTCTCGGAATCTACTAGCTAGAAGGCCTTCGATGGGGTTCTTGCGCAAACGTTCTATTATTTCATCAATAGGGTCTTTAACTTCACTATGAGCCCCCCAATCATTACGTCCATAAAGTTCGTCTTGAATGCAAAGGATGCAAACTCGCCTGCCACTTTGGCTTTTGAATACCGAGCCTTCTTTACCACAAGTAAAGCATTTATCCATCTATTCCTCCTCCGTTTCTGATACACCACGAAGCAACTTTACTCTGAATGTTTTGTCAGCTGTGGCTGCTAGTTCTTCTGCGTGTGTAATCATTATAATCTGCAGTTTAAGCCGAACGGCTACTTGCTTCAACATCTCACTAGCTCGTGGCAGCAAGTCTTGAGAAACATTACCAAATGGTTCGTCCAGGATTAGGGCATTGTTAGATCGTGGACGTTGCATCGACCATGATGCCACTCGTAAGGCGAATGCGGCTATATTGACCGCTCCTCCTCCTGCGGCTGATAGTGGATCGATGCGTTCTTTATTGCGACTGAAGAATAAATCACATTCCGTTTTGTTTCTACGCTGAATAAACTCCACTTCTAGAGTATAAGGATTTTCATAAACTGCCTCCAAAGCTAGGCTAGTTATGTCTGAGATGTGGTATTGTAACTGCTGTTGGGTTTTTAGTCCGACTGAGCGAATGACTTCTCTGGCTTGCTCATGCTCCTGTAAACTCACCCTTTGCGATCTAACCTTATGCCGAGTATCTCGTATTTGTTGCAGCAGGTGGTCTCGCTTGCCCTTCTTCTGCTCGAGTAAATTTCGTAAAGATTGGACGGAACTCATTGCCCGATTCCTTTCAGCTGCTCTTCCACTTTGGCAATCCCGTTGGCTAACTGGGCGTTGATCTCGTTGATCTCAACAGTCATCTGTTTTACTTTCTTCTCAGCTTCCTGCAGAGAGCCACAATCCCAGTTGTCTTTGAGTTGTTGTAATAGCAAGTCACGTCGCCCTTGTAGCTCGTTGGCTTTCACTTTGGCCTGGTCAATCCTTGTCTTTAGTTGCCACAATTGTTTTTCATCTATCATTATTCCTGCTCCATCGCTTTGTGAACTATCTCCATTACTTGAAACGAAATATTGTTTTCTTTCTGGAATCTTTCCAGGTTCGACTCAAATGAAACATCAGCTACCCAACTAGTATCCAGTTTTGAAACAAAAGCCTCAATTCGTTCATCCCGCCTAGCCTGCCGCTCCAAGTGCTCTCTGCTAATAACCCCTTCGGAAATGGGGACGTATACCGGTTTGACTGTGTTAGTCTCAGCCGACCAAAGATAAACTCTGGGGGTGTGATCTACTTGATCTGCCGTCTGTCTAGTCAGGCTTCCTGGATTGACCAGCAGTCGCCCATCCATCTCTACTACGAAAGGCTGGTGGTTATCTCCGGTGACAATCAAATCATATTGCTTATACTTTCTGAGCACCGTTCTGGCAGTTGGTTCTTCACATCCAGGCCATGGCGGTGAGCCAGTCCAGACCAGCTTATGCCAAACTAATACAGCTTTTCCGTCCCATGTTACAACTGAACACGGTTCAAGACCGTAATGCACTCCACCAACTAATAGTCTCATAGCGCCGGCTTCCACCAGTGTATGTATCCCACTTTTCTGGGCTAATTCTAGATTATGTTGGGGCAGATCATGCTGGCCATAGATGGTTGCAAAGTTCTTGGGGAGGCGCTGTATTGTTTTGCTCAGCAAATAGGGGCTGGGTTTCCAGTGATGAAATAAATCCCCCGCATGAATAACAGGGCACTGATATTTTTTCTGTAATTCCGCCACAAAAGAAACCTTCTTCCATTGGGCTTCCCAAAAGTCATCCGTTCGACAAACTGGTGTGGATTCCCGCAAATGCCAATCGCTTGTATAGATCACGTCTACTTTGAAAGCAGGTAAAGTTGTTCTCATCTAGTTTTACTCCCGCAAAGCGGACATATTGATGGGAATGAACTACTGAATTCATTGCTTAGTTTGGCGACCTGCTCTTCAGCTATTACCAGCTCTCTTTCTGCATTAGAAGTTTGGGATACAACCGTCGCTAACGCTGTGGCTTTCTCACCGATGATTTTCTTCTTGGCGTGCAACTCAATCACGTGATTGACCGCTGGCCCTGCTTTCACAAGACTCCCGATCTGAATGATCGCTTGTTCCGTAACAATAATATGTGAAATTAGTTGTTCTAGATGAAGCCTGTTATTGGTTAGGTCATTTACTTTAGATGTAACTTTCTCAAGCTTCTCAACCCTAGTCTCGAGATCTTCAAGGCCTTCAAAGCAAGAAAGGTCTTTCTGAAGTTCTGCGACTCGCTGCTTATCGGCGTCGATACTTTGGCCCAGCTTCTTTAGCCAAGATTGCACGTTTCGTGAGGCGCGGTCAATCACATCTAAATGGGCCACCCGGTTGAAGTGAGAAGCTACTTCTCCTGCAGTCGAGTCAAGTAAGAATGGCCGGTCAAATTGTTGCTGCAGGTTAATTTCGTCAAAGTTAAGGGCGGCAAGTACTTCTAGTGGTACATCCGTTCTAATAGCTGAGAATTGAGTATTATCCAGATAGTAGGCATTGGTTGCTCCTCTTGATCTGGCAATTTGTACTAACTTGTCCAGCTCTATGACTACTTTGGTATCTCCACCCCACGTTGAGCGGAAGGTATCCCCGCTAGGTCGATTCCAAACCAGCCAACGTAGGGCGCGGATTACCGCAGTTTTGCCGACGTCGCTTGACCCCACAATCACATTCACACCCGGATGTAGGTCGAGCTTAGTTGATCGGTGGCTCTGGAAGTTGGAAATTGAAATAGATGAGATCATTGGAATCTCTTTCTCTTCTTCAGCAATTCTTCATAATACTTACAGGATTTCGGCATCTCTTTGTAGAGATAACTTTGATCGTATGTCTTTATGTCTTTGCTTGCACAATATGCCCATAATGCAACTAGACACAATGGAACTATTACACAGATTAACCCAGTTACGATGAGTCCCCACATGGCTTTTTAACCTTTTCGAGAAGTCTGAAAAACGCTTCACCGTCCATCACTATGACAGGCGGCTTATGACTACGCCGCATGACGAGTAACCAATCGGTGTGGTGGAGTTGGTTTTGTCTAGCCTGCTCAATCCATGAGGGGACCGACCAGTTTTCTTGTCTCTTACACTCTACTGAAAAAGGAAATAGTTTAAGAACTCGTTTACTCAACCGCACGTCCGTCCCACTCTGTCCCATTGGCCTAGACTCAACATCACAATCCTTACCCCATGGTATGCAAGTGAGTTTGCTTATCTGTTCACAGCACCACTTCTGCAAATCACGGCCCTTGGCTTTTGCAGAGCTAACCCTAATGCGTTTCTTTTTGTCGTGGAACTTAGTGCGCTTCACTAGACAATCTCCTTGATTATCATATCCGGATTCTGCTCTACTTTACTTGTTTGCAACTTAATAGCCGAGTCAACATTGATGTATAGCTCACGTCCGACGCCTTCCAATCTGTACAGCTTGCGGACAAACTTGCCTTTTATTCTGGCTGTGGCGAAGTGACCACTGAATTGTTGATACTTTTTTATTCTTTCTTTCGAGTTTGCAGGAAGCGCTTGCCCAATGGTTTTGTAGTATTCTGAGAACAACTCCTTCATCGTCACTTCATTGCCCTTGCGCCGAATATAGTCGGTGGCAAAGAACTGTGGCTTTAGTTTGCCGTGCTTGTAGGTAATGCTAGACGCGCCCATTTCTTTGGTCCATACTTGTATGGGTTCTTCGTGTATGCCATCTATGCCCTTAAGTGACGACAAGGCGGCATCTATCTTGGTTATTTGGTCATGGTGATAGGCCCACTTGCGGGTTAATTCGGTAAGCAAACCGTTGAGTTTGGTCATGATTAGATCCTCCCTTTTATCCGTGCTTAGGTTTCCTTTCTTGCGTGAACTTTGCTTCAATATCTTCCCATAAATCAATAGTTGCTATCCGCAGGTCGCTTTCCAGTTTGGAGGTTTCCACAATGCGACAAGCATGCTCCAAACTATTACTTAACTTCTCGCCACGGATGCTAAATACTTTAGCTTTGGTGTGGACTTTAACGAATTGTAGATTTGTGCGGATGTCGTCGATGCCATAATCGAAAATTATGGGGACAACAGTTGAGTAGAATGGTTTCCAAATACTACTTTTGAATACGTCGATTGTAGTTTCAACTCCGACTATGCGCTTGACGACTTTGCCTGATGGCATTGTTACGTCTCTTGGAATCTTCTGAGGATTACTGCACCTAAGCCTGAGACTAGCATAGAATGGAATTCCCATCCCTCCAGATGTAAGATACTTCTGCTCATACGGGCCGGCGTTGACATTCACTCTTACCTGATTACTGCATACCATCAAGAAGTTTTTGTCAGCTAGAATCCTGCAAGTCTTGCGAAGTTCCTGACTGAATTCTTTGGCTCGCCGCATCCCCATTTTATCATCATCTTCCATCTCCATTTCTGTAGAGAGTGCCGCCAAGCTATCAGCGAAAATTCCATTTATTCCTTGTCCTGATGGAGCCCATGTACGAACAGGAGCAAATACTTCTGGCACCGTGTTTGGGTTTGAATACGTTATTGCTTCTGTATTCAGCCCAAACATCTTGGCATATTGTTTGTTTAATCTGGCTTCGGGGTCGTAGAATACAATCTCGCCACCTTGTCGTTGGACATTACCTGCTATTTCACTTAGTAGGACCGTCTTTCCACAGCTAGGGGGTCCGAATATTTCTACCAAGATCCCACCTGGCAACCCACCACCACGAGAGATCCCGCCGGATATAGCTAAGTCTAACAAAGTACTACCAGTACTAATTCTTGATGGATATTTCTTTCTGTGTGATGGTGCCGCATCATCGGCGTGAGATTTTACTTGTTCGCTTAGTTTTAGTCTCCTCATGTAGTTGATCAACCTCTCGTAGAATCAGTTGAATATGTTGCTCTGAGATTTTCTTTCGACCTAAGCTGCCTTCGATCTGTTCTCGGTACACTTCAAAATCCACTTCCTGGTTGGAATACCAAGTGGCGAAAGCCTTTTTGGCGATAGCCTGGATCATTTCTTCATCCGGCCTAGCCTTTTTAAGATATGATTTAATATAGTCACGAATGATCTTGGCCCTAGTTACCCCCCTGAAAGTAGTGACTAGAGCTAGCCTTTCTGCCATTGGTTGTGGAATAAATCCACCAATCAATCGCTCTTGTACGTGAAAAACACTTTTCTCTGTCATTTCTGCCCCCGATGCAGTTTACCCTTGGCCTCATAGCAGGCCTCCCAGATTTGGCATTCACCACAGTCCTCATCAAACTTCTCGCAGTCCTTACCAAACTCATGTCCTGCTGGACATTTGCCATTGGACTTTGATTTCAAGGGTAGATCTGACTGGACTGGTTTACTCTTCCGTATTGGACGAGATTCTTCTTCTTCCTCGTCCTTAGGTTTGGCTCGGTGACGCATTGGTCCACTGACAGCGCCCTCTTCTTCATCATCTTCTTCATCATCGTAGATTATGGTCTTGGGCCGTCTGGGTTTCTCATCCTCCTCAAATGGAGACTCCGGTTTGGACTTTCTCTGTATACGGCTTGTGACAGACTCGTCGTCATCGGCCCCCTTATCTTGGGCGCCCCTTTGGGGTTTGGGCTCAATGACGGCCCTTTTAGGCTTAATGTCGGGCGTGTCGTCACCTACCTGGCTGACCTTAACAGTCTCTCCATCTCCCTCTTCCAACCCGAAGAACTTAGCGTGTAGTTCGTCATAAGACATGATGATTAAACATTCATCCAGATTTGGCAGCTTCTCAAGTAAACTGTCACTGTATACATAGTCCCTTGACTCAAAATCAATACGACTAGTTTCCGCAAACTTATTTTTACCAATCTGGTTTTCTCCAAACCGAATTTTTAGTGTAAGTCCCTCGTTTGGATCTGTAAATGATTCTCTACTATCCGGATCTTCTTTAAGCTCGGCATTCAACATGTCCTGGAACAAGTATTGTGAGATGTCCCAGATGTATGGCTTGTCTTCATAATCTTTGCTATCTTTTGGTATGACGATGTACAGATTTCGCTGACTAGCTCTTAGCTCTCTCAGTTCTTCCTTATCGGCTTCTTCTTTGTTTCGTTTGGTTCGGTGCTCACAGATAGGGCACTTCTTACCAATACTCGTAGGACAGACCATACTCTCATTGCTCACTCCTACATTTCGGTGTAGTCGGTATGGACGTCTGTACCAGGGAGCGTTAGGCAACGCTTGCCCTCGTTTATCATCTCTATCTGGATGCTTTGGATCTGTGACGATGTATGTCAAGAAGTCCAAGTGGGCTCTTGAGTTTGGCTCTTCCTTGAATACGTTGGTTCCACGTGGAAGCGCCAAGTGACCGTACGTGGAACCTCTGGCTTGTTGCTTAATGGCGTCTTCTGCTACTTGTCCTTTTGGAATACTAAACCTGCTTTTCATTCTGCTTCTCCTTATTGAGTTTGACTACAAAGTTAAATGTTCGAATCCACGCTACCATCTGTACGACAGAAACCAGATACACAATAAGCGTCAATACAAAAATGCCAAGCATTGTTCCAATGATAATCTGAACTATTGATGTCACTTCTTCCTCTTCATAATCGCCGAGCCAATAATATTATTGGCGTCTATCTGATCTTGCTTTCGCTTTCTTTCCCACTCTTTGGAAAGGTTTCTAGGAGCAGAAGGACCGGCGAAGTAATTGGCTCCATGCAGTGTCACCAGACCTTCAAGGGAAGCTTTCCTTCCCCAAGATATTTCTTTCTGTACCATCTCCGCATAGTCAGCTTCATAGGCGGAATCAATCCACTCCTGTTTAGCCTCAATGTGGTCAGGATGAGAGCGATAGTAGGCTTCAATATCAGCCGCGTTAGGTTTATCCTTCCCAGTAGTTTTCTTAGGGTCTTGGTTTGCCTCTCGAATCAATTCCGCTCGAGTAACCTTGACCTTCTCATCGGCCATCCTTTCTGCTCTACGACATCGCGTAGCATGCTTGATGTACTTATGGGCTAACTCAGCGTGCCTTAACCACTCGACATCTAGAGCGTCCGGATCTACTTTCTTATCTCGATCGTAATCCAAATCTAAGTCCAACATAATTTTTTAACTCCATGTTTATATTATAACCCTATATCTTATTGTCCCCTAAGGTTTTTTCAACTTCCAGATAGCTTAACAGTTGAATAACTAGCAAAGACTAAACCTGGGAAGCCAGTGTTGTAAAATGGTTGAATCATTTGCTCCATTGCTACCCCCGCAGTAGAGTTATCATCCTTTAGAAGAATCGCACTGCAATACCCAAGTACTGCTCGGCGAACTCTTTCCGGATCTTCATCTTTAAGTCCAGCTAATATATTACCCACTTTCTTCCAGCCGGCTTTTTGAATCAAGGCACGGCATAATTCAATAGACTTGTTCTGTAACTCCGCTTGCTTCTTAGCAATGGAGAGACGTTGGCCTG